TGTTAAGCAATAAGCTCTCAGCTTCGGAATACCATATTTTATTTTTTTTATATTCATTTTTATTCATTTTTTTCTCCATTTTGTGGGGGCTTTTCAGCCCCCGTTTATTTAATGTAAATTACCTCTATTTAAGAGTGTAATAGCCCTGTCGCAAATCTTGTTATGCAACTCAGCTTTTGCTATATGCCACCTTTTAAGTCTGTTTTGGTAAAACATATCATACTTGTTTTCCTTAACAGGCTTTTTAGCTTTTAGCTCTTTCATCTCTTTATTCATTTTTCTCATAAGAGAGTCTTTAATCATCGTAATACCTCTTTTATTAATTAACATAAATAAATCTGTGAATAATCTACAGCAATGGCAACAAATTTAGCCCAGCTTTGTTTATGTGTATTTTTATGCTTATGCATATGTTTATGTTTATGTTTATTGGGATCTAAACAATTTTATTATAGCTTAATTTTTTTTTAATTGATAAAAATAATATTTATTGATAAAAATTATTGTTTCATATAGCTTTTATTTGCAACTTTCATTAATGAATATTCAACAAAATGGAGATCTCATGGAAAAAAAATATAATGGATATACTAATTATGAAACTTGGAATGTGGTATTATGGTTAAATAATGACGAACTATTACATTCTACTGTCAAAAATGTTTGGGCTAATAATTTTACCCAATCTGTCAATACTTATGAAAAATGGCTCTTAGAGTTTGAAATGCACGAAAGAAAAACACCTGACGGGGTTGCTTGGTCGAGCAAAAAAATAAACTATCAAGAGATTAATGAACATATTAATGAGATGTTTAGAAATCATGAGTAAGCCAACTATAAATATTATGGGTATGCCAGTCGCTTTATTAGACGATATAATACTTTATTTAGAAAGCGGACAGGGTGATCCAGAATATATTGAAGCAATAGCAAAAGACTTGAGAAATGTTAGACAACAATATCAAGATAAGATAAACAAAGAAAAAGAGCTGATTTCTATTAAGCCGAAAGAAGAAGAAAGAATTACTTCGGCTAATCCAGTTTCAGCTGAACATGTAGAATAGGAGCATAAAATGAATGATGCATTTGTAGAAAAATATGGTTTAGTTAAAGATGTTGATACTTGGGTTAAAGCGGGGCAACATATTATAACAATGACTGGTATTTATAAAATAATAAGTTATCATGATATAAATTTTGAGTGGACTGATAATTTAGAAACTAGAGATAATGAGGGTGTTGCAATTCGCATAACAGCCGAAATGCAAACAGACTTTGGGCTGAAGCAAGAAACTATGTACGGCGAAGCTAATGCCAAAAATTGTAATTATCCTTATTATTGGGCTGGGGCTTTAAACAGAGGTAAAGCAAGATCAACATTAATGCTTATTGGTGCATATGGTAAAAAAGGTTATTATATGGACGAAGAAGCACAAGCATTTGAAAATCAAAAGCCAACATTGAAAGCAATAGGCGAATATACAAAAATGCTTAAAGAACTGACTGAAGCCGATGCATTGACTGACGAATATAAAGATTATATCAGAAGTCAAGATACTGAAATAAGAAATAATAAAATGTTGTATGACAATGTAATGAAAGAATTACGAGAAATGCACGATAACTTGGAGGAATAAATGGCAATTAACATAGACAAAGATAATAGCGGAGTTGCTTTTTTAAATAAATATGCAACTACTGAATCACACCCGAAATATAAAGGTGCAGTAAAAGTCAATGGTGTTCAAATGGAAGTAGCAGTTTGGGGAAAGAGATCAAAAAAAGATGACAAGCCGTTTTTGTCTTTACAATTTCAAACTGAAGAAGAAGCATCTAAATATAAAAAAGATGACGAAGACGCAGAAGTACACCCTGATGACTTGCCGTTTTAATGGGCATAAAAACTACAACTTCAGATAAGCTTTGGTCGCAATATATTCGCACAAGAGATAATTGGACTTGTCAAAGGTGTCAAAAAAAATATGTACCCCCAACAAATGCTCTTCATTGTTCGCATTTTTTCAGCCGTGGAAAATGGGGTGTCAGATTTGATGAGGAAAATTGCGAAGCACTTTGTTATGGCTGTCATAGTCATTTGGGGGGAAACCCAGTAGATCATATGATGCACAAACAATATATGTTGGGATCAAAGCGATTTGAAAAATTAAGACAAAGAGCTAATAAGCCGTTAAAGTCTGGAGAAAAGAAATATTTTTTATCAAAAGAATTTAGAACTAAAATTAGAGAAAAAATTAAATCATTGGAGGAATGAATGTCAAAAAGACAAATTGAAAACACAATATGGGAAGAAGTTTGGTTTATGGATTTATCATTGGAATATAAAATGTTAGTATTATATTTTTTTACGACTTCAAATCATGCGGGGCTTGGTAATTTAAATTTTAAAATCATTAATACAATTTTGGGTTATGAATATGACAAAGATGAAGTATTAGACAATTTAAAAGAACATTTGGTAGAATATAAAGAGGGCAAATATCAATTAATTAAATTTATGAAATTTCATTACACTGAGGGTAATAATAGCAATCAACATAAGAACGCAATCAAGCTGTTAAGGTCTGAGGGGCTTTACAAAACTGAAAATGAAATAGAATATGAAAAGTTTAAAGAAAATGGCATTGTATCAAAAAGCTTTCTTAAAGGTATAGAATAATGATAAATAAAGGTCTATTTACTTCCAATAAAGATGATTGGCGAACACCAAAGTGGCTTTTCAATGTTTTAAACGATCATTTTAGATTTCATTTAGATGTTTGCTCAGATGATGATAATGCTTTATGCAAGTTTAATTATACACTTGAAAAGTCTTGCTTAGAATATGATTGGCTAGAGTCTAATTATATGAATTGTCCATACGGAAAAAAGATTAGTCTTTTTGTTGCAAGAGCACATCAGCAATGGAGAGAGAACGATTGCACAACTGTCGCATTATTACCAGCAAGAACAGATACAAAATGGTTTCATAATTTTATATATGATGATTGCACCATTGCTTTTATTAAAGGTAGAATTAAATTTGAAGGCGGGGAAAAATTAGCACCTGCACCATTTCCAAGCATGGTTGTTGTTTGGTGGGGATCATACAGGCTGAATGAAAAAGACTTTGTAAGTGGTAAAAAATTGTCAAATATGATTGAGGAAGCGAGGAAAAATGAAACATAAGCAGCTGAAAGATTTTGTAAAAAATGCACTAGAAATAAATGTGTATTTAAGAGATTCAGATCACAAGCTTGTTGCTTGGGTTTGGGAATCTGAATTGAAAGATGAATGGGATACAGACATTCTACACTTATTAAATACAAACAGACTTACCAATTGGGAATCTATTGCCCGTTGTCGTAGATCACTTCAAGCTGAATACGAAGAATTAAGAGGTGCAAATTGGGATAAAAGACACGACAAAGCAGTAGAAGTTGGTATGGAAATGACACAATATACACCTGAACTTTGAAAGGCAAACAAAATGAATGAAGAAAAAGAAATAAAAGAATCAAGAAAAGCAATGCGATATCACAAAACAATTAAAAGACTTGGCTGTTTTTTTCCAAAAGTCAAAGCAAAGTATGTGAAAAAGCTTAAAGAACTAGGATATGAATATATGGAATATAATAATATTTCATCAATTAGAAAGGCAAGAAAATGAGTTTAAGTAAAAGAGAACAAGCTTGGCTAAACAGAAAAGCCAATTCACACCCAACATACGATCAATGGGGAAAAAAAGCAGGAACATTAGAAGAAAGAATGAAAAAAAATAAAGTTCCTAAACCCTTTACACCTGAAGCAGAAGCTTGGGATAAAGAGTGGCACGAAAGATACGGGAGAACTTGGTATGCTTTTGACTTCTACAAAAGTTCGACATCTCAAGCAAACTCTTGGATTGAACAATTTAAAGTAAATGAAAGGCGATAAAATGATACAAGACACAGATAGTAAAGTTTATATAAGCTTACTTCATAAATGCATTAATGATTCACTGGGAGCTATTTCAGAAATTAATATTGAAAAGCTAAACGGAGATCAAGAGGAATTTTCCAAAATTGTCAGCTGGATATATTTCGATCATTATGAAAAGTTTATGAAAAATGTTGAACAGGTTTTTGGCGAAGATAAAGAAATGCTTGCTGATTTAGTAAAAGATTTGACAAATTCAGCTGAAAATGTTAAAGCTTAACGGAGAACAAAATGGATAAAAAATTCCCAATACATGAAACATTGGATAATTATAAATACAGATTAAAAAGAAATGAGGTTTTGAGAAACCCTGACAAAATGACTTTTGATCCTGAATTTGCAGCTATTCAATATGAGCATAAAATGGTTATTGCAAACACAAGTCTAAGACAATATTTTAAATATAACACTGATGTTAAATTTAATTTATTGTTGAGTGTTTATATACTTGTAGTTGCAATTTGTTTATTTTTGCTTTATCTTGTAGAAAATGCAACAATCATTTGAATATTATATTGATGATATACACGCAAATTCAGAAAATAGTATTCTTTATGGTAAAGCAATAATGGTTGCAATGTCTAAGGATCACAAGCAATCTTGGACAAAAAAACAAAAAGAAGTATATTTCTACCACGATACAATGACATATGCAAAAATTGGTAAAAAATACGGAATTACAGCTCAATCTGTCAGCAGGATATATAAAAGAGCTGTTAAAAAATTGAATATAATAACACAGAATCTTCTCGCTGATCGTTGTTGTTATAATACCAAAGCCATATAGGGCTGAGCGGGGCGGGTTTTCTCAATATTCATTTTACCGCCCCAAATTTTAGGGTTATAATCTAAAAAAATTATATTCAGCAATATCAACACTTACAGCAATGTAATCTTCAAAATATCATCATTTAGGGTTTAAAATTTACATATATGTAGATGACGGACTCAAAAATTGACAAAATACTTAATCAAATTGATCAAGAAGTAGAAAACAGTAATGTTGGACATGAAGCATACAATAAAACAAAAAATATGCGAAAGTTCAGTCAAGGTAATATAGAAAACATAGTTTTAGCAGACCCACACGGCGACGAGGATCATACACCGCACGAAGAATGGGACGCACATTCTACTTTTGATGAAGAAAATTACAGCATAGGATATGATGAAGATAATTGAAAAACACCCGAACGAATTAATAGAAGCTGATTACAATCCAAGACAATTGTCAGAAAAAGCTTACGAAGAATTAAAAGAATCATTAGAAAATTTTGGCTTTGTAGATCCTGTTTTAATAAACAAAAACAAAGACAGAAAAAACATTATTATTGGCGGACACCAAAGAGTGAAAGTTGCTAAAATGTTAAACATTAAGAAAGTACCATGCCTCGAATTAGATCTTTCCGAGGAAGAAGAAAGAGAACTTAATATCAGATTAAATAAAAATACTGGAGATTGGGACTGGGACATGCTAGCAAATAATTTTGGCACAGAACAACTTTTAGATTGGGGTTTTGCAGAGCAAGAACTAGGTGTTGAGTCAAAACTTACATTTGAAGTTTCTAACAACTACAATGAAACTATAGAATACCCAGAGGAAGCTGAATCAAGTCATGTACGCATGATACAATTGTTTTTAAATGACGATACAGAGCCTGTTTTCAAAAAAATGGAGTTGCAACTTAGAGAAGAATTTGGAACAGATAATTTGACTGATACAATATTCAAAGCATTAGAGAAATTGACAAATGGCTAGAGAAATATATTTAAAACCTGAATTAACAGATAAAGAAGCTAGTGAACTAGCTGGGGCATTGCTGAATGACACAAGCTATAAAATTCTTATTGATTATGACGCAGATGTATATGACGAAGTTTCAGGTAATTGTATTGCAAAATTTAGAAAAAATGTTATACCAGCAAATATAGCAAAAACAGCATACCAAAATTTAAAATCAGCAGCTGGAGCAACAAATAATAGAAATAAAGCTTCAGGCAAACAGGGCAGAAAAAGACTTAAAACTGACGGCACAATATCAAATACTAATCACGGGGATCAGGTTAATAGCGGTATTATTGGCTATTTTGATAGAAATGTTAGATTCCCATATTGCAGACAAACAGCTTTTAATCAAAAAGAGTTTGATAAATTTAAAAAAGCTTATGGGATTATAAAGTTTGTCGATAATAAATATTCTGAATTAATGCCTGAACATTATGCTTTACAAAGAGAAGTTGCTGACAATACAGCTCAAGATTTTGTTATAAAAGACACCGCTTTCACAACAATTACTGTAAATAAAAATTGGCAGACAGCAGTGCACACAGATAAAGGGGACTTTGAAAAAGGTTTTGGAAATTTAGTTGTATTAAGAGAGGGCTTGTATAAGGGCGGATATTTTGTTATTCCGCAATGGGCAGTCGCTTTTGATATGCAAAATTGTGATTTATTGTTGTGTGATGTTCATCAATGGCACGGAAATACACCAATAACAAAAGTAGATGAAAAAGCTACAAGAATATCACTAGTAATGTATTACAGACATAATATGCAAAAATGTGGAACAGCTGTTGAAGAACAAGAGTTTGCAAAACAAAGACAAATTAGATCGGGGGAAAGTCTTTATTGATGTGCGGAATTGTAGGTTATAGCTGTGAAAACCCTAAACAAAATCATATACAGATTTTACAGGATATCATAGCAGAAAGCTCAATCAGGGGCATACATAGTTTTGGGTATAGCTTTGTTAAAGATAAAAAATTAATAACAAGAAAATACCACGATCTTAAAGAGGTTAAATTGCCTTTAACTAATAAGATTATTTATCATAATAGGTACTCTACTTCTGGCGATTTTAAAAATCATAAAAATAATCAGCCAATACATATAGACAATATGTCTTTGGTTTTCAATGGTGTTATTGACATGCGTACCAAAAAACAAATGGAAAATGCATACAATATTTTTATGGAAACCGATAATGACGGAGAAATATTAATTCAAAGATGCGGTAATGATAAAAAGCTTATTGAAAGATTTGTAAATGATATTAGGGGAAGTTTTGCAGGTATTATTCTTGATGAAAAAGAAAACTTATTTGTAATTAGAAATAAAAAAAGACCTTGCTGGATATTAGAGTATGATAATGCAAAGTTTGTAGCTTCAACAAGAGATATTTTTAAAAGAGTTGATAATACTTTTATGCCCAAGCCGTTAGAAGCTAATAAGATATATGAAATTTAAATATAAATTAAGACATGCTACACGAGCAGACGAAGACTTATTAAAACAACTTTACAAACAAGACAAAGAACACATAGGATCTTTTAATTTATATCAAGTATGGGATAAGTATTTGACTTCAAGTACAAACTACAAGTATTTGATTTGTGAAGATAAGGGCTTTGTCAGATATGGTTTTAGTAAAAAATACAGCAGCTGGATAATTCATGAGATAGCTGTATTAGATGATTTTAAAAGACACGGCATAGCTAGATATATTGTAGAAAATTTACCTAGACCGCTTATGTTAAAATGTAATTGTGATAATGAGATTGGCAATAGGTTTTATGAAAAGATCGGTATGACAAAAGTAGGAAAAACAAAAACCCGTAAAGGTGTTGAACAGAATATTTGGCAATGGTAAATGAATATATTGATTACCACATAAGATCCTCAGAAGCGAAAGACATTGATCCAGCTAATGATTGTCTGAAATATATCAGCAATAGATTTGAGCTAAACATTGAACAAAGATATTGGTTAGCTTTTTTATATGCTTGTTGTTATTCAGGAAGCACAGTGTATTACATATACAATGAGTTTCCAGATTTTGAAAATGTTGATGAGGACAGGTTAAGTAGGTGGTGGGATAGCAACAAGCACAAAACTATCTTTCAAACAGATCGTCTGAAAGTAAAAAGCTTTAATGAGTTTGTAAATATATTTAAATCATATAAAAGCTTGTTAAACGGCTTAACACAAGAGGAATATTTTAATTCTTTAAAACAGCCAAACAGACAGATGACATATGATAATTGTTATCAGGATCTAATGAAAATACACTACTTTGGCAGATTTACTATGTTCATTTATTTAGAAATGGTAAATGTTTTAACAGATTTTGATTTAGAGCCAACATATTTAGACCTGAAAAATGCCGAAAGCTGTAGAAATGGTTTAGTTTACAGCATTGAAAGATTTGATTTAGATACGCACGGCAAGAAAAAAAGATTAAATAAAAATGAATTAGGGTATTTACAATACCAATTCGAGCTTGTTAAAGAAGAAATAGAGCAGCTTGATATACAACATACAAACATTTGGAACATAGAAACTACACTTTGTGCTTTTAAAAAGTTCAAAAAGGGCAAAAGATATGTAGGTTATTACATAGATCGTCAGCGAAAAGAAATAGAAAAAATGCAAGATCTAGTTTCAGACGGGGTTAATTGGAATGTTTTATGGGATTTCAGGAACGAAACATATGATAAACAATGGTTAAAAGAGTTGTAGCAATAGGCGGTGTGCCATGCTCTGGAAAAACAACACTTGTAAGAGAAATATTAAACAAAGTGGAGGATGAGCCGAAATTTTTTAAATATGGGCTTCTCAGGGGCTATATATCAGGCGACACAGCAATACTTGGCATTTACCAGCAAAATGATACTTTTGGCGGGACTGACAAGCTTTCTATGGCAGTGCAAAAAGATTATGAGAAGTTTTTACAGATTACAGACTATAATGTTCTATTTGAGGGCGATAGGCTGTTTACTAGAAAGAATTTATTACACTTACAGGACAAATATGAGCAGAAGTTCATTGTTTTAGATCTTGATAAGAAAACATTAGAAAAAAGACATGAGGAAAGAAATGATACTCAGTCAGAAAAGTTTAAAAAGTCTAGGCAGACAAAGATAAATAATATACTCAGTGATGAGTGTTTGAAACCCGATTTGGAAGTAATTCAAATAACGGATAAACAGAAAGCAGGGGAAATAGCTGATAAAGTTATAAAATTCCTGTTTTAACAGGGAATTAACAGGTATGGCGAAGTTTAAAAAAGGACAGTCAGGTAATCCAAAAGGGCGACCAAAAGGCACAACAACATTAAATAGTTTGTTAAAAAAAATAGGATCTGAAGAAGTCAAAGGAACTGATGCTGATAAATTAGAGTTTATTATGCGTAAAGTATTTGATTTTGCAGTCAAGGGCGAAAGCTGGGCTGTTCATTTCATAGCAGACAGGCTTGAGGGTAAACCAAAACAGACTGTCGGTATTCACGAGGTAAATGAAGATCCAATAAAAGTGTTTGATATTGATGAAGTGGAAGATTGATGACACAAGAAAGTCTATATTGCACGATAAATCAAGATACAAAATTTTGGTTTGTGGTCGCAGGTGGGGCAAAACTTTCTTTTCGTTGATATGGCTTTTACATACTGAATTAAAACCAAATGAAAGACGCTGGATAATTTATCCAAGTTATAGACAAGCTAAAATGGTAGCTTGGGCTTTGGTTAAAAGAATTTTTGCAGGAAAAGATGTTAAGGTAAATGAGTCTGAATTGTCAATAACTCTTAATAATGGGGCTAAAATAGAATTAAAGGGAGCTGACAAAGAGGACAACATTAGAGGTGTCAGTCTTAATCGAGTAGTATTAGATGAATATGCTTATATGAAACCAAATGTATGGGGAGAGATCGTTCAGCCCATGTTAGCAGAAACTAAGGGACAAGCATTGTTTGTCGGTACACCAACAGGAATACAAAATCATTTTTACGATATGTATGTTAAAGGACAAAGCGATAACGCAGACTATAAGAGTTGGCAATTTACTACAATTGACGGCGGGTTTATTTCCGCAGAAGAAATAGACAGTGCTAAAAAAAACTTGGACCCGAAAACCTTTAGACAGGAATATGAAGCAAGTTTTGAAACAGCAGCGAATAGATGTGCATACAACTTTGACAGAAATATACATGTGAAAGAAATGGATAAAACACCTAGACTTTTTTGGGGTATAGACTTTGGTGTATCAAGCTACATGACGGCAATATTAATGTGTGAAAATACAAAAGGCGAAGTTTATGTATTTGATGAGATTGGCTTACAAAACTCAAATACTTTTGAATTAGCTTTAATGATGAAAAAAGTTGCACCTAATGTGCCAGTGTACCCAGATCCAGCAGGGAAAGCAAGAACAAGCAATAGCACAAAGTCTGATCATAGTATATTGCGTGAAGCAGGATTTACAGTGATTAGTAGAAAAGCAAACCCGACACAGAAAGACAGATTAAATGCATTAAACAGAATGCTGGGAGATGCAAGAGGTAAAACAAAGCTTTTTATAGATCCTAAATGTAAAAACACAATTAGAGATCTTGAATTAACAACATTAGAAAATGGACATATTTTGAAAACAGAAACTTTATCACACTTTCTTGACGGAATTATGTACCCCATTGAATACAGGTATGGTTTCAAAGGCAAAGCAAACACAATAGAGTGGTAAAAGGACAACAAATGATAATTACAAATTTGACAGAAAAAATGTTATACAATTTGCTTATGGAAACCATAAAAGACGGGTACGATAAGCAAATGGAAGAAAGAGAAAGACTTCTTGATTATTATGAGGGCATAAATCTTGAACACGATTTAAAACAATATTTTGACAGTGAATCACTTTCACAGATCCCGCCAATGTATATTAACTTGGTAAGAAATATAATCAACAGACGAGCATTGGTATATCAACAAGCCCCAGTAAGATATAATGATAAATATAATGAAGTTTTAGGGGACTTTGATTCCTTTATGAAACAATTTGAGCAACTGACATACTTGTTAGGTACGGAAGCTTTATATACGCACTGGGACGATGCCCAGCAAAAATTAAAATATAGACCTATTCACTTCTTTGTGCCGTTCTTTAAACCAAATGAAGATGAGCCGTTTGCAGTAATGTATCAAGCCGAATCACAGCTTATGGCAAGAACAGAGGACGCACAATATATGTTTTGGAGTAAAGACACAGAAGATATGGAAGGAAAGTATTTTATGATTTCTTCAAAGGGTAAAATCACTTCTATTGTAGAGGGAGATAAAAACCCGTATGGAGATATTATACCATTTAATATTTCACACAGACACCCGTACACTAGGGACTTTTTTAGAGAGGGTGCAAGCGATCTTGTTGACGGAATGCGATCTATTAATATTATGCTTACTGAATTAGCATTACACGGCAGATTCCAATTGGGACAGCCTTTGTTTACAGGATTAGACACAGAACAAATAATCAGAATGGGACAAGATAAAGCTATTGTATTACCTGAGGGGGCAAACTTTTCTTATGCTTCGCCAAACGCAGATATAAATGGTATGATAGAGTCAACAAAGTATATGGTTGACAGCATTGCACAAGCGAATAATGTAAGAATTAATTGGACTGATAAAGCAGCTGAAAGTGGACTTTCCAAAAAAATGAGTGAACTAGATCTTATGGACGCATTGAGAAGTGATGTTGAACAGATTTATAGACCATTTGAAAAAGAACAATTTAGAATAGCACAAAGAATATGTGAAGTATCAGGTGGCATACAACTTGGAGATCAATTCAGTATTGACTTTGCTGAGAGAGAAATACCTATGTCGCAAGACGAGGAAATATCATATTACACTTGGGCTTTTGCTAACGATCTTGAAACAAGACAAAGCTATTTGAGAAAGAAAAACCCAGATTTACAAGAAGAAGAAATTACAGAAATGGTTGAACAGCTGGACGCAGAAAGCCCACAGCAACAAGAAGCTAATCAAACACAGTCAATATTAGACAGAATAGGCGAACGAGTTGGCTAAGTTAGACTTTTACAATAAAGAGATCGCTAACATACAAGATCAACTTATCAAAAAGCTTGATAAGATTGTTATTGGTTTGACAACACTCAACGATACTGAGCTTGTTCAATTAGCAAGACAAATAGACTTTTTTGACGAGATGAACAGACTGGGATATGCTTCGCTTATTGAGAGAACAAGAAATGTATATGCTGAAGAAATAGCATTGATATTTAGTCAATTAAGTCAAAGACAATTATCGCAAGTGGCTATTGCAAGCATAGAAGCTGTTAATGATTTAATTGCATTTGAGTTAACATACTTAACAAACAATACAAGATCTTACGCAGATCAATTAAAGAATGCTATGATAAGAGGTGTTATTACAGGCGAATCAAATGCTCAAATAATACAAAACTTATCAAACGGCTTTGGTGTAGGAAAGTTTATCAGCAGTAGTGAATCATCATTTCTAATTAATGATGCTTTCGCAACTTTTTCAAATGCTACTAGGGCAAAAGCTTTTGAGGACTTTCCTGAGCAAAAATTTAGATATGTAGGTGTGAATGATGACAAAACTAGACCAGCTTGTAAAAAGGTATTGGAAATAGTTAAAGAAAGAGGTCCATTGACACGCAAACAGATTGCTAATCTTAATGTTAAAGATTTCGAGGGATTTAGCAGACGAGGTGGATACAATTGCAGACACGACTGGGTGGCAGTATGAGAATATTTGACATTCCAAAAGTCAGCAACAGGTTTATGAAGTCTGTGGCACAAAGGGGCATAGATCTTATTATTCAAGACGCAAGCAAAGGGATCTTTCAAAAAGATAGCACACAATACAAAAAATTTCCATATAGTTCGGGCTATAAAAAATATAAAGCGAACAGTATGAACAGATTTTCAGACGGGGCTAAGCTTAAAGGGTTTGCTAATCAGTCAACTGATACAACCACAAGCTATAAAAATATGCGACTGACTGGAAGAACATTAAGAGGTATGAGAGCAGGATCAAGAAAAAATACTGGAATTATTACTTATGATAGAGGGGAAATAGTTTTAGGCAATCGAGAAACTGACATATACAACTTGAGGACTATCAACAGAAACAAAATTATGAATAAGGTTGAAAGATTGTATGCTCAAAAGATTAGAAAGTATGCAAGAAAAACCATAACTATAAAATAAGGGGACAGTATGTCAGAAGATGTAAAAGCGGTTGAACAAGAAGCAGTAGTAGAAAGTCAGCCAAAGGAAGAAACTAACAATGAAGTCGGTGGCTTAATTGCAGAAAGTAAAAAGTACCGAACAAGAGCTCAAACAGCAGAAGCTGAGTTAAAGCAACTCAAAGAGGATCTTAAACTTCAAGAACAAAAACAACTTGAGGAAAAAGAGGAATTCAAATCTTTGTATGAAAATGTAAAAGCAGAAAATGAACAATTGAAACCAGTTGTTGAAAAGTTTGAAATACAAGAAAAACAAAGACGAGAACATTTGCTGTCTCAACTTTCAGATGAAGAACAGGAAATTTATGTAGATCTCCCAACGATGAAGTTGGAAAAGCACATTGAAAGATTGAGTAAAAAGAAAGTGCAAGTATCAGATGCCAAAGAAGTTGTATCAAGTGGCAAGTTTGCTACGAATGCAAAGTTTGCTGATATAACTGAAGAAGATCGTAAAAAAATGAAAAGAGATCCGAAGCTTTGGAATCAGATATTAGAGGGCTATAGTAAAAACTAATATAACATATAAAGGGGCTTAAAAATGGCTAATGTGACGACTACAAAAGTCGATGTTTTTCTTGGGGAAATGTGGTCTGATGCAGTTTTAGAATTTGCTCAAAAAAGAATGCAATTGAGAAATCAAATTACAGACTTTTCAGCACTTGCTACTGGTGTAGACAGAATCAATATTCCACAAGTAAAAGAAGACACTAAAAGAGATAAGAGTGCAGACTCAGCTGTCACCTATGACGCAAATACTGACACTTCAAGAACAATTCCACTAGATCAACATATCTACGAAGCAAAAAGAATTGAGGACATTGCCAATGTGCAATCAAATCAGTCTTTATTCGAAGTTTATGCTAGTTCTATGGGTTATTCTTTAGCAAAAGGTGTAGAAGCATATATTGCTGGTAAACTTCAAGGACACACACAAAACTTAATTACACTTGCAACTGATGATATCATCTTGCCAGCTGAATTAAGAAGCGGACTTGAACTATTACTAGATCAAAACTATGACTACACAGACGGAGATACTTTCTTCTATGCAAATCCAAAAGCTTACATGGGCTTAATGGGACAGGGCGATTTTACTGAATCACAAAAAAGAGGTGATGCTGTAAACCCAATCGTCTCAGGAAATGTAATGGAAATATATGGTATGCCTGTATATCCTTCAACAGACTGGTCTGAGGGCGGAGTAAATATATCAGGTACTGTATTCAAGAGAGAATCTGTTTACTATGCTGAGCAATTTGGCGTAAGAAGTCAAAGTGCATATGACATTGATCATCTAGCAACTTCTGTTGTGGTTGATATGTTGTTTGGTGCAACATTATCACACCCAGAGGAAAATGCATTAGGTGGGATCGTCAACTTCAAGAATGCTTCATAAGCATAATTGAAAATCGACTAAATATGGGGCTATTTTCGGATAGCCCTATATTATCATTAAAAAAGAATTTGAAAGGGATCTAAATGCCAATATACGAATATAAATGCGAATGTGGTAAAGAGTTTGAAACACATCAGCCAATTAAAGACGAAAAGTTTAAAGATTGTTCAGAAATTGGATACTTTGAATGCGATAAACCTAATAAACTACAAAGATTAGTCAGCAAACCAACTCTTTTAAAATTAGGACATTTATCTGATAAAAAACTCAGAGAAGAGCTTGGAGATAATATTGATTCATGAGTAGTAATACTAACATAGGAAATACAGCCGTAAATCAGGGCTTTGTTCAGCTTATACACACTGGAGAAACAGGTGGTATAGATACTACTTTGAGAACTTTATTTGACGGGGACGGAACAGCTTCCGACTTGCAGATTGCAAGCAATAAAGTAAAAATATCTACTGAATTATTTATCGGGGCTAAAACTCTTACTGAGTTTATTCAAGATACAGTGGGGACAATGTTTACAACAGGTAATTCATTGACAAATATTTCTGTGTCTTATGATGATGCTAATAACAATATTGATTTATCAGCTACTGGAGAGATTACTTTAACAGGATCTCAAACATTGACAAACAAAACACTTACAAGCCCTGTGATAAATACAAGTGTAAGTGGGACAGCTATACTTGACGAGGACAATATGGCTTCTGATAGTGATAGTAAATTAGCAACACAACAAAGTATCAAAGCTTATGTAGATTCAGAGGTATCTGGCTTGGTTGACAGTGCACCAGGTGCATTAGATACTTTAAATGAATTAGCATCAGCTTTGGGAGATGACGCAAATTTTTCTACGACAGTATCAACAAGCTTAGGAGAAAAGCTAGTAAAAGCTTCAAATTTGTCGGATCTTACAAACACAACAACAGCAAGATCTAATCTTGGCTTAGGAAGTATAGCACAATTAAATAGTATTGCTGTAAGTAATTTAACAGCTAGTGCAATTCAAACAAGTGGAGAAACATTTTCGGACAATGATACTTCATTGATGACTTCAGCAGCGATACAAGATAAAATACAAAGCTTTGGTTTCACGACAAACACAGGCGATATAACTTCTGTTGAAATAACAGCTGGGACAGGTTTATCAGGTGGAGGAACAGGTTCAAGTGGAGCAGTCAGTTTAAATTTAGATATTGATTTATCTGAATTAACAGACATGACACAATCAGTGAATAGTGCACAAGACGAGTTAATAATTTTAGATAATGGTGCAGATCGTAGAAAACTAATATCAGAAATACCATTATCAGCTTTTAATAATGATTCAGGCTTTTTATCAAGTGTATCATTTAGCGATATATCAGGAAGTGCAATACAAACTTCCGCAGAAATAGGATCATCTTTTTCAGATAATGATACTTCTTTTTTAACAGCAGCAGCTGTAAATGATAGAATTGAATCTTTTGGCTATACTACAAATACTGGAGATATGACAGGTGTAAGTATCACAGCTAACGATCCTTTGGACATATCACAAAGCAATA